GCTGAAGAACCTCGAAGCCAAGAGGCAACTTGGGGACAAGTGATCTTGAGTCCTTACTGCGTGATCCGCAGGTAAGGGCTGAGTACACCAAGCTACCTGCTGACCAGGCTGCAGCTTGGGCCTGGCGCATGATGTGGCTCACGCGAGCGCTCAAGCACCAGATCCTGCCGACAGGTGATTGGTGGTCAATCTGGCTCATGCTTGCAGGCCGCGGTGCCGGCAAGACAAGAACGGCAGCAGAGCAGGTTGCATGGTGGGCATGGTCTTACAAAGCCACCAGATGGCTCGTAGCGGCTCCAACGAGCAGTGACGTGAGGTCTACATGCTTCGAGGGTGACTCGGGCCTCCTGCAGGTCATTCCTTCGGTCCTGATAGCCGACTACAACAAGGCGCTGCATGAGCTACGCCTAACCAACGGCAGCTTGATCAAAGGCATACCCGCCTCGGAGCCAGAGCGCTTCCGTGGCCCGCAGTTCCATGGCGGCTGGCTCGACGAGTTGGCAGCTTGGGAGTACATCCAAGAAGCCTGGGACCAGATCCAGTTTGGCATGCGCCTGAAGCTTCCCGACATGAAGACGCGGCTGATCTGCACGACGACGCCAAAGCCTCGTGACTTGATCCTGGATCTGATTGGCCGCGAGGGTGACGACGTAACGCTGACCACGGCAAGCACCTACGCGAACCTTGAGAACCTGAGCGACAACTTCAAGCGGCAGATCCTGCAGTACGAGGGCACGAACCTTGGCAGGCAGGAGATCTACGCCGAAATCATCGACCCTGAAGAGGGCGGCATTGTCCGCAGGGATTGGTTCAAGCTCTGGCCTGCAGACAAGCCACTGCCTAAGCTTGAGTACATCATCCAATCCTACGACTGTGCCTTCACGGAGAAGACGGTCAACGACCCGACGGCCTGTATCACCTTCGGTGTCTACAAGCCAGAGGACGGCGGCATGCGCGTGCTGATCATCGACGCCTGGCAAGATCGGCTGCAGTACCCTGACCTTAAGCCCAAGGTGCTCGATGAGTACGAGATCGTGTTCGGTGAAGGCAAGGACGCCAAGCGTGTTGACCTAGTGCTCGTGGAGGACAAGGCCGCGGGTATCGTGCTCATCCAAGACCTGCAGCGTGCCCATATCCCGGTGCGCAAGTACAACCCCGGTAACGCCGATAAGATCCAGCGCCTGAGCATTGTGGCCAACGTCGTGAAGGCTGGCCGGGTGTATGTGCCCGAGTCAAGCGTTAATGCTGGCTTTGTCCGCGACTGGGCTGAGGCCATGATCACGCAGATCTGCTCGTTCCCGCAGACCACGCACGACGATTTCGTTGACGCCTTCAGCCAGGCTTTGAGATACCTGCGTGATGCTGGCTGGCTCAGTATCGACCCGCCACCGCCCGACGATTATGACGAGGAAGACCTGATCGACGCTGGCATCACGAAGACCAATCCCTATGCGGCTTAACCTGAAAGCAGTATCATCCGCACAACATGAGGGGCTAGCATGAGCAACTTACGGGCAAGGCTTGGGTTAAAGGACGGCGGGACGGTTAGCCTGCGTGAGCGATTGGGCTTGAAGGACGGCGGTTCTGTCCACATGGATAAGGGCGGCAAGGTTCCTTTGGGTGGGATTGCTAAAGGCTTGAGGGCCGCTGCTGAAGCCGCCAAGACTGCAAAACAAACGCTAACGGCAGCAGAGCGCGAAGCCAACAAGCAGAGGTTCCTTGAGCCTAGTGCCGTTAAGGAGCGTATGTATCACGGGACATCGCGCCCAGATTTGACTGAGTTTCAAACAGGCAAAGCGCAGAAAGAAAAGCAATATCCAGGAAACACGATTGAGTCGTGGGCTAGCGACAATCGTGATGCCGTGTTCCTAACGCCAGATCCCGCATTTGCAAATAAATTTTCGGGTGGCGAATATGAAATGAGCTATGGACACACGCCGAGCACTTATCCAGTGCGGGTGCAAGTAACCAACCCTTGGGACTACGATAATCCTGAGCACATTGAAAACGTCATTAAGGCATACAAGGAAAAGTACCCGCCTCAAAAAACAAAGGACGGCGTGCCGTCAGATGAATCAATGAGGATTCACCGCTTTGAAACGTCGTTGCGCGAATTGCCTTTGCGCGAGAACGCTAACTGGAGCGGTATCGAGCGAGCAGACGTACAAGAGATTATTAAAGGTCTTGGATACGATGGGTTCTACGTCAAAGAGGGCGGCGTCAAGAATCTTGGCGTATATGACCCTCGGCGGATCAAGTCGGACCTTGGAAACCAAGGCACCTATGACATCACCAATCCTGACATAACTAAAGCCAAAGGCGGTTTCGTTCACCTACAAGAAGGTGGCGACCCTATGGCTAAATTTAGAGGGAAGCTTCCGCCGGGCGTTAAGCGTGCCGTTGAACAAGTTGATGACTCTGAAGTGTTGCCAGTCAACGTAGTCAAGGCGATTGAGAGGGTGTCACCTACCGCTGCTGGCGTTGTTGATGCTAGCCTGACTGGCATACCTCTTGTTGGCCGGGCGCTGGCTTCGCCCTTGGTAGGCTTGGGCACCTTTGCGACAGAAGCGATCAAGAGCGGCGACCCAAGAGACCCGACACCACGTCAGCGTGCTGGCGAGGCAGCGCAAAGCTTCATCACTGAGAACGTGCGCCTGCCACAGACAGAGAAGGGCACTGATTACCTTGTAAGAGCCGCAGATGTGCTTGAGCAGGGCGCGGAGTTGCTTGAGAGTGCCAAGATACCGCCAGTCATTCCGCAAATTGCCATGCTTCCATCAATGCCAGGCCTCGGCAGCGCTTTCAGGCAAGCGGCAAAAACTGCCGGTAAGGAAATGTTAAGACCCGTTGATCAGGCGATGCGCGGCGAGGGAATGTTGGCAAAACCGCTACAAGGGGTAGCGCCAAGACAAGTTATGCCTGGCACAATGGCAGACCAAGGAGTCACCTATGAAACAACCACAGAAGGACCGTTCTACCGAGTCCGCCCTAGCCGTTCTCAAGCGGCTGCAGGGGAGGGTCGAGGCATTGTCGAAAGAGTACGGGACGAAGCAGTTGCCCCAGGACGAACTGGAAGCGATGTTTCGCAACCAACTACGGATGAGGCAGTCAAGCAAGCGATGAGCGACCCGGCGAACTTTGTTCGTCAGGCCGCAAGCACTTACACGCAGGAGACCACTGGCAAGCCTTATGCGTTGCCAGACATGCCTGAAAGCTCCATCCTCAAGCAGGCACCGATTGGCCGCACTTTCATGCTGGCCACGACAGATGATCCGGGCTACAAGCAAGAGATCTTCCGCCAGTACGCCACGCAGATGCCAGAGGTCATCAAGCAGTCTGGCGCAACCAACTACGACGAGTTACTGGTAGCCGCGTACCGCCAAATGGCTAAGGAGACTGACGAGCAATTCAAGCGCTTGCCAGTCAGCCTGTCTTATCACCGCGCAGGCGAAGGCAACTATCGCAACAGCAAGCAAATGCTGCAGGACGTATACGGCAACAAGCACCTTTACGTCTTCCAGGGTGGCGATGAGCACCCGTTCCTGAAGGATGTTGATCCCAAGACGGGATTAAACGAGAACGAGAAGTTCCGCGCCGTGCATGACTTCTTCGGCCATGCTATCCACGGCAACGAGTTTGGCCCCAAGGGCGAGGAGATTGCTTGGGCTGCGCACAGTCAGATGTACTCGCCGCTGGCACGCCTGGCCATGAGCACTGAGACGCGAGGCCAGAACAGCACAGTCAACTACACGCCGCTTAACGCCGCATTAAAGCGCACCATCAACGAGTTGCAGTCGCTGCGCTACGAGGCCAACCGCCGTGGCCAAACAGAGCAGGTCAAGCAGATTGACAAGGATATTGCCAAGGCTTACGAGACGTTCCAGTTTGCGCCGCAAAAGCCTTTGCTCCTGCCGCCAGAGTTCTTGAGCACGTCCTACGCTGGCGAGATGCCAGACTATCTGCGCCCACTGATTAAGCCCATGGAAGGCACGACAGTCTCCACGCCGATGCTGCACTACAGCAAGCAGGCAGGATTAACCGAGACTGACCCGTCGTTCTACGGCACGGGCATCAAGGGCGAAGAGACAGCAAGACTCGGATTGCCTGGGGCTATATCGCCGCGCACCTATTTCTATGCCGGGCAGAACATGGAGCCAGAGGCTGGCCTTGGTCCGTACAAGTACCGGGCGATGGGTGAGAACCTGTATGACCTGGCAGCAGATCCATTGCAACTGCAAATGCTTGCACGCGAAACCACGCGCATACCGATGACATCCACGTCAAACAAGGGATTGGCACAGCCTGCTGAGGCTACTAACGCACTAGAGCGCCTTATTCGTGACTATGGCTATGCCGGGTACCTAAGTCCAAGATTGGCCAAACCTAGCGTGGTCATGTTTGGCAAGACGCCAGTGCAACCTTACGCCAAGGGAGGCAAGGTGAGATTTACTGACAACCCCGACGTGCAAGCCATGGTCGTTCACATGAGCAAGGGCGGTAGGCTTAACAAGGCTGAGATCATTGCGCAGGCCATGAAAGATGCGGCAAAAGCATCCAGGCAGGCTCAGAAAGAGGGTCCGCCAAGGCAATCTGCAATAGACCGTGCAGAAGCGGCGGAGCGTGCGGTTCGCAAGCAAAAGGGCTTTGACAAAATGCGCCCTAGTGATCAAGAGATGACCATTCAGGCTGCTCGCGCCAAGGCTTTAGGCGTTGGCATTGAAAGGTCCACGGTTAATCTGCAGGCGGCGCTGCCTGACGAGAAAGACGTTGCCAAGTCGTTAATGAATGTGCCAGCGTATAAGAGGGCTAACGCGGTGCCGATTAGCGCAATTGAAGATGCCAAAAGACGACGCGCTGCATATCGTGAGGAGCCGGCAGTAACGCCAGGCCCAAAGGCTAGCGAAAAAGAATGGGAGAAGTGGGGACAGTCTTTCGGCGTGAACATGACGCTGAGTAAGCCAGTATCACTTGGCGTATCAGATCCGCAAAGTAAGCGCGAGATTAAGATTCCTGGCGGGCTTGAGGGCACATTCACCATTCCAGACATGTTCTGGATGAAAGCTAATAATGTCAATCCTGCCGCGCTGCCCAAGGATGTTCACGATCAATTGATGCTTAAGTTTATTCGCACGCATAACGTAAGCGATCCTGATCAAGTTGATATTTTCAATCGTTTGAACTTCGCGCTGCTGTCGCCCAACGCGCCGCTTACGCAGAATGAGTTTTTGGCCATGCGTGCTCGTATTCGTGACATGGACGAGTTGCGTGCCTTAGCAGCAAGAAAGGGCGAGCCTGGCCTGGCACAAAATCTGGCAGAGGAGATGGGCGTTTCTTCTGCTGGCAAGGGCGGTCTTGGAGTGTTAGGCACAGCAAACCTTGGCAATCAAGCAGAGCTTGCAAGGCTAATACTTGAAAAGCCTGAGATGTTCCAGATCCAGCCCGGCGAAACAATGCGTGATGTGACGATGCGCGTTATGAACCAGGTGCCAGGATTGGGTCCCAAAACAGCTTCGCTCGGTACGCCATGGCTTGATTTAGAGAAAGCTAATACGTCAGCAGTAGACTTGCATATGATCCGTGATGCAACGCCTCGATTGCTGAACGATCCTGATGTTGGAGATGCATTCAGAGAGCGTATGGGTAAGTTGCTCGGAGTGGAGCCGACGTTGGAGGCAATACTTGCGCAGCCGGCAAATAAAATTCAAGACAAAGCCGTTCAAATTGTTGGCGGTACTGATGTGTCAAGAATGTATCGCACTAGACAAGGTGGCCTAAGCAACATCCCCGAGTCTGCTACGCCTGACAAGTTGGTTTATGAACCTAAGAAATTTAGAGAGTTCAATCCGTTTTACAACAAAGTGGTTGAGTATGTTGATGAAAGCCGCGGCACCAACCCAATTATTGAACTATTCCCTGAGCAGTGGAGAAAGTGGGACATCATTCGGGAGCGCATAGAGCCGCATGAGTTTGCTCACCCTGATTACAGAAACCTACCTAAGTCATCATTTAGCGAAATGTTAGATGCGCTAGAGGCGCACAAGAAGGCAGGATATACAGGAACCAAGCCTGTTATGGGCCAATCTGATTGGCGCAAGCTTTACTACGGAGCACTGGCCCCGATTGGTGTTGGCTTAGGAGCTACGGCGCTGTCCGAAATGGATACTGGCACGGATTATTGAATGCGTGATAACCGATCAACAAGCGTGTTAATAGTGCTTTTAGGCGTTTTACGCCCTGCATCAAGGCCGGGCGACTCATGCAGATCTGCAACAGCTTTGGCCTCTTGGATAATGTGGTCCCTTAATTTCTGTGCAAACCATCTTAAAGCGCCAGTATCTTCAAGGTGGCATGAGGTTGCAAGCTCATGAATGATGTCAGTTTTCATAGGAATTGCCTTTGTGATTTATACATTTTAATACTCTGGCAAACGAGCGCGAAGGATTTTAACTATGGCTACTGAAATGCCAATCGAACAAGGCTATGGCCGCTACATTGATCCCATGCAGGATGAAGAGGATCAAGAAGAGGGTCTTGAGGTCGAGTTGCCCGAAGAATCGGCAGAGCTTGAAGAGCTTCCTGATGGTTCCGTGCGGGTTCACTTCGACGATCTAAAGGGTCCAGACGAGTCGCCAGACTTTTACGAAAACCTGGCCGAGAAAATAGATAGCATCAAGCTATCAGCGCTGGCTATGCGCTATGTCAACCTGATCGACAAGGACAAGCAAACCCGCGAAGACCGCGATAAGCAGTATGAAGAGGGCCTCAAGCGTACCGGCATGGGTAAAGATGCCCCAGGCGGTGCGACATTCATGGGTGCCAGCAAGGTTGTCCACCCGGCGATGGCTGAAGCTTGCGTGGATTTTGCCTCGCGTGCCATCAAAGAACTGTTTCCGCCTGATGGCCCGGTCAAAACAAAGATCTTAGGCAAGGTTGATAAGGACAAAACAGAGCGTGCCGAGCGCAAACGCGACTGGATGAACTGGCAGTTGACCGAGCAGATAGAAGAATTTAAGGACGAGCAGGAACAATTGCTCACCCAACTGCCGCTTGGTGGCTCGCAGTACCTAAAACTTTGGTATGACGAGCGCAGAAAGCGTCCTTGTGCTGAGTTTTTGCCCATCGACAAGGTCCTAATACCGTTTGCCGCGTCCAATTTCTACACTGCGCAGCGTGCTACCGAGATCCACGAGATCACGGAGTTTGAATTTAAGCAGCGCATTGACTCAGGCATGTACAAAGACGTGTCAATTATCCGCGCCACGATGGAGCCGGACGAGACGCACGCAGAAAAGGCCAACAACAAGATTGAAGGCCGCAAGTACGACGAGAATGACGACGGTTTACGCACGGTTTTCCACACCTACACCTACCTCGAAGTCGAAGAAGACAGCGTTACTGACGGCGAGATGGCTCCATACATCCTGATGATTGACAAACTAGATAACGAAGTCATCGGTTTGTACAGAAATTGGGAAGATGGCGATGAAACGATGACCAAGTTGGACTGGGTTGTCGAGTACAAGTTCATTCCATGGCGCGGTGCTTACGCTATTGGCATGCCGCACCTGATTGGTGGCCTGTCAGCAGCGCTTACGGGCAGCTTACGGGCGCTTTTGGATGCCGCGCACATCAATAATGCGCCTGCATTACTCAAGTTTAAGTCGGCTAAGGTCTCTGGCCAAAGCCAACAGGTCGATATTACGCAGGTGGTGGAGATCGAAGCGGCACCAGGCGTGGATGACATTCGCAAGCTTGCGATGCCCATGCCGTTCAACCCTCCATCGGCAGTGTTATTCGAGCTTCTAGGCTGGCTAGACAAGGCTACAAAGGGCGTTGTGACTACGGCTGAGGAAAAGATAGCCGACGTGAACGCACAAGCGCCTGTAGGCACTACGCAAGCCTTGATTGAGCAGGGTGCCGCGGTGTTTTCTGCCATCCACAGTCGTTTGCACTCCTCGCAGGCGCGTTTGCTCAAGGTTTTGGGTCGCCTGAACCGCTGGTATCTCAAAGATATGCGCAAAGGCGAGGTTGTTGCAGACCTAAAGATTGAGCTTGAGGATTTTGAGCGTAATGGTGACGTGGTTCCGGTCTCTGACCCGCATATTTTCAGCGAAACCCAGCGCATGGCCCAGATTCAGGCGGTATTGGCCCGCTCGGACAAGGCCCCAGACCTCTATGACCGCCGCGCCGTTGAAGAAAGACTCCTAAAGCAGCTAAAAATCCCTGCTTACAACGAGTTGCTCAAGAATACGCCGGCACCTAATGAGCTTTCAGCCATTGATGAGAACGTGGCCATGTCATTAGGCCAAAATGGCTACGCTTACATGCACCAAGACCACCTGGCGCACATCCAATCGCACTTGGATTTCGCGCTTAACCCGGCATTTGGTGGCAATCCCATCATGGCAAGCATTTACCTGCCGCGGGCACTGGAGCATATCAAGCAGCACATGGTGCTTTGGTACTTAAACCGCAGTCAGGGCTACTTGCACAAGCTGCGTGGCAAGCCGCTGGATGAGGATGAGTATCAAAACCAGCGCATGACGCCAGAGATCGACAAGACTTTGGCGCTAGTCTCGCAGCATGTAAAGCAAGACAGTGAGCAAGCCTTCCAACAGATCCTGCCGCTCGTTCAGCAGCTACTGCAGGCTATGCAGCAACTGACGCCCCAGCCGCAACTACCGCCCGAGGCTCAGGTGTTGAAGGAAACCAGCCTGGCTGAGACCCAGCGTCGTGCCCAGCGCGATCAGGCTGAGATGCAACTTAAGGGTGCTGACATGCAGCAGCGTAGTCAGATTGATATGGCACGCATGCAATCAGAGCAGCAACGCGCAGCAGCGAGGGATCAGTTGGATGTAGCGCTTAACGCCACAAACAATTTGACCAAGGAGAGGATTGAAACTGCCCGTCTGACGCAGCGAGATGAGCAGTTACAAGCAGAGCAGTATGAGACTGCAATCAAGCTTCAGAACGAAGCCCAACGCAACTTAGGAGTGAATCGTGGCCCAACCATCCAATAACGTGAAAGACATGGAAGCTGTGCCGTATCACAAGCGCATCGCCATGGGAGCCAACCTTGACGGCACAAGCCTGCAGTCCAAGGGACAGCAACAGCAACCCAAAGCCAAAGGAGGCCTGAGCCAAGCACCCAAGAAAAAGTGAGAACCATTTCGGATCTGATCGGCGCATTAAAGACACGCCAGGCTGAAATAGGCCTTGCCCTTGCAGCGGGAAACGCAGCGACATGGGAGGCGTATCAGCGCATGGTCGGAGAACATCTAGGCCTGAAGAAGGCGCTAGACATCATTGATGACTTAATAAGAGATGAAGATGAATATGAATGAACCAGTAGCGTCTGACGACGCTGAGATGGCTTGGGCATTTCCGAGCGTAGATCCTGGTGCGAAACCTCTTGGTGGCCGTGTGATGGTGCAAATCCGTCGCTCCAAGAAAAGAACCACCAAAGCAGGCATTGTCTTGGTTGAAGAGACCAAGGAAACAGAGAAGTGGAACACGCAGATTGGCAAGGTTGTCGATATGGGATCGCTGGCGTTTCGCAAGCGCGATTCGATGGAGCCTTGGCCTGAAGGTGCGTGGTGCCGAGTAGGCGACTTTATTCGTGTGCCTAAGTGGGGCGGTGATCGCTGGGAAGTCAAAGTACCAGGCGAAGACCAAAGTGAAGATCCGGCGCTTTTCATGATCATTAACGATCATGAAGTTATCGCCAAGATCACGGGCAACCCATTAGAGACGAGGGCATTCCTATGAGCGCCGAAGAGAAAGACGAGATCATTGACATCAAGGAAGAGAAGGACGGCTCCGTTATCGTTGAGATGCCCGACACGGGCGATGATGCTGACGATAATGAACCCGTACAAGCCGCAGAGGGTGGACCTGCCAATGATGAAGATGCTGACCATCAAGACGATACGGAAGCAATTCGTACTGCCAAGCGTAATCGCCGCCGTGCTAAACGCGATGCCGCCAAGCAGCATCAGATCGAGAAAGATCATCGGCTATCTATGCTGCAGCGCCAGAACGAAGAGTTGTTATCACGACTGGCCATCATTGAGCGCAAGACCCATGCCGGCGAAATAGCGCAGATTGACGAGGCCATTCGACAAGCAGCAACGAGTGTTGAATATGCCAAGATCAAAATGTCGCAGGCTCACAGCGAGCAAGACGGCGACGGGCATACCAAAGCGCACGAGATGTGGTTTGATGCACGCAAGAAGCTTGAGGATCTGCAGAACCTTAAGAAGGCTGTGGCACAACCTCGGCAGCAGCAGTCATTGCCCAACCCAAGGATTGCCAACTTTGCGCAAGAGTGGCAACAGCGCAATCCATGGTTTGATCCTAACGCCAAGGACTTAGACAGCAAAGTTACCAAAGACGTTGATGAGCACCTAGCGCGAGAAGGTTGGGACCCAGCCACTGAGGATTATTGGATGGAACTTGACAGACGCTTGCGCCAATACGTCCCTCATCGGTACAATAGTCAGGAAGGTGGTTCCTCATCTAAAAACAGGCCTCGTTTTATGCAAGCAAGTACAGGTCGTGAATCAGCAGCGGCAGCAGGTGGCCGCAAATCCTTTGAGCTTTCAGCAGAGCAAGTGAGAGCTATTAAGGAAGCTGGTTTATGGGACGATGAAAAGGCTAGAAACCGGATCATCCGCCAGTACGCTACACAACAACGAAGCTAGGAGTAGGACATGGAATCACGCTTAAAGAAATCCCTCACTGCCGGTGGCCGCGAGTCACGCGCAAGCGAAGACGTAGTGCGCCAAGCCGTGCAGGAGCAGTTCCTCTCAGCACAGGACATTGACAAAATGTGGAGTGATGAGTGGACACAATCGGCGCTGCCGAAAGTCCCGGATATTCCGGGATGGCATCTTTGCTGGCTTTCTACAACCAACAGTTACGACACCATTGATAAGAGAATCCGACTTGGGTACGTTCCGGTGCTAGCCGATGAGTTACCAGGGTTTGAGAATTATCGGGTCAAGGCGGGCGAACACGTTGGGCATATCTCCTGTAATGAGATGCTGCTGTTTAAGTTACCGATGGACGTGTACCAGAAGGTAATGACACGGTTGCATTACGACAAACCTCGTGAAGAGGCTGAGAAGATCAAAGTGCAGTTAGACAATCTTCAAGGCGCACGGGATAGTCAAGGCAGGACGCTATTGCAGACGGAAGGGCAAGGACTCGACAGTCTCGATAAAACCCCCATTAACCGGCCCCCGGTATTCGAGGGCTAACTCGGAGTTAGACTATGTCAGCTACAAGTGCTCCGTTTGGTCTGCGTCCCGCGTTCCACCCCAGTGGGTTGGATCGTGCGATTGCATTCGCAAACCCATTTGATTACTCGACTGGCTACGCCTCAAACATTTTCAAAGGCCAAGCCGTCACCCTTGATCCTGGTACGGGATACATCATCAAAACCGCTTCGGGCGGCGCTATTTATGGCGTCTTCGATGGTTTTGAGTGGACTGATACCACGGGTCGTCGTCGCATTTCCAACTTCTACCCTGCTAACACCGCCTTCCAGCAAGGCAGTGCGATTGCTTATATCTGGACTGATCCACAGATCGTCTATGAAATTCAAGCGGCAGGCTCTATCGCTCAAACCGCGCTTGGTCAAGAGTTCGACATCAGCAACAACGATAACGGCTCCTCGACTACTGGCTTGTCGCAATGCACGATGTCCACATCGGCAGCATCGCAGTACGCCAGCGCTCAATTGCGCGTCGTAGATCTCGCTCCCTATCCTGGGAACGCTTGGGGTGATGCGTACACCATTGTGCGTGTACAGATCGCTGAGTCTCAACTCCTTGGTATCGGCACTGGTGCAGCTATCCAGTACCCTGCCACGATTCTATAAGGAGGGCTAAGAAATGGCAGCCCCGATGCGCAGTACCGACTTTCGGAGTATTGTTGAGCCAATCCTCAACGAGTGCTTCGACGGCGTTTATGATCAGCGTGCCGACGAGTGGAGCCGTGTGTTCCGCGAGCAGCAAGGCATTCCCCGCAACTACCACGAAGAGCCGGTCCTTTACGGTTTCGGCGCAGCACCGCAGCTTCCTGATGGCACACCAGTGACCTATCAGCAGGGCGGTGTGCTCTTCCTCAAGCGCTATGTGTACTCGGTGTATGGCTTGGCCTTCGCCTTGACCAAAGTGCTCGTGGAAGACGGCGACCACATCCGTATTGGTCAGGTGTATGCACGTCACCTTGCACAGTCCTTGATTGAAACCAAGGAAACCCTGTGCGCCAACGTACTGAACAACGCCTTCACGGGCGGACAATATGCTGGTGGCGACGGCGTAGCACTTAACAGCGCTTCGCATCCCATCGTTAACGGTACGTTCAGCAACCTGCTGACCACCGCTGCTGTTCTCAGCCAGACCTCGCTTGAGCAAATGCTCATCCAGATCCGTCAGGCAGTGGACAACAACGGCAAGAAGATCCGCCTCGTGCCACGCCAGCTTGTCGTTGCTCCTGGCAACATCTTCCAGGCTGAGGTGCTGCTGAAGTCTGTTCTTCGTGCCGGCCAGGCAAACAACGACATCAACCCGATCAAGTCGATTGGCTTGCTCGACGAGGGTGCCGCTGTTCTCTCGCGTCTTACCTCTGCCACCGCCTGGTGGGTTCAGACTGACGCGCCTGAAGGCATGAAGCTGATGATGCGCCGTCGTCTTGAGAAGACGATGGAAGGGGACTTTGAGACCGACACCATGCGCTACAAGGCAACTGAGCGTTATGACGTTGGCTTCACTGACCCACGCGCAATGTATGGAACTCCTGGCGTTTGACGCAAGTATTGTGAAGTAAAGCAGCCATCGGTAAAATTCAAATGAGCAATCAAATGGAGATTACCGATGCCAGAGAAATGTCATGTTCATAACTGTACCCAATCATCAGTTGCAAAAGGCTTATGCCGAAAGCACTATATGCGGGTCCAGCGTCACGGAGATGTTGGTGAGACTAGGCCAAACGATTGGGGAAAACGTGAAAAGCACTCGGCTTATAAGTCGTGGTGTGGACTGCGTCGATACCATCGGATGGATATGCAAGACTCTTGGAGGGAAGATTTTTGGCAATTTGTCAAAGATGTTCCTGAAAAGCCAGAAGGATCAATTGCATGGCGACCAGACCCAACAAATCCTTGGGGTAAAGACAATTTTTATTGGAAAGAACGCAGATCTTCTTCAGAAGATTACAAACAATATATGCAAGAGTGGCATCGTAAAGCGAGAGCCGCAAATCCAGAATATTATTTGGATCAAGATTTGCGAAAAAAGTATGGCGTCACTTACGAGTGGCACCAACAAACCCTTTCTAGACAAAATAATGTCTGTGCCATTTGCAAGCAACCAGAAACCGCTGTTATTAGGGGTAAGGTGATTGCAATGCCAGTAGATCATGATCACAAGACCGGCAGAGTAAGAGGTTTGCTTTGCACAAAATGTAATCGAGGTTTAGGCTTGTTCCGTGACAATAAAGACATTCTCCAGGCTGCGATTCAATACTTGAATTCCTTCTCAACATGAAAGGATAGTAATGGCTCTGACGAACTTCCCCAACGGGATTACAAGCTTCGGAGTTCCTGTGCTCGGAACCATCGGCGGCTTGCCGTTTACTGGCAACTACTACTTCGTAGATCCAGTGAATGGTGCCGATGGAAACGAAGGCAGTGTGGAACTTCCCCTCAAAACCCTTTATGGTGCTTTGGCCAAATGTACCGCTGGTAACAACGACGTTGTCGTTCTAATCGGCAATGGTGCAGCCAGTGGCTCTGCTCGTTTATCGACGGCGCTTGCGCAGGAAGTAAACTCGGCAGCAACTTCTGGTGTGCTGACCTGGAACAAAGATGCAACCCACCTGATCGGCGTGTGTGCTCCCACACAGATTGCCCAGCGTGCGCGTATCGCTCCTCCCAGCGGCACCTACACGGTTACCACCTTCGGTAGCTCGACGCAGTTTGTGAACGTCACTGCAAGCGGCTGTTACTTTGCCAACTTCTCAGTCTTCTGTGGATTCTCTACAGGCGGCGCGAGCATGGTGGCTTGGACTGACAGCGGTTCACGCAATGCCTACTCCAACGTAGACATCTACGGTATGGCAGATGCGGCTTCTGCAGGTGGCACGGGTGCTCGCTCCATCAAGCTTTCGGGCGGTGGTGAGCGCACCTTCATCAACTGCACCTTTGGTGGCGACACGGTCCAGCGTACTGCAGCAAACTACACGCTTGAGCTTTCTGGTGGCACAACGCGCAATATCTTCAAGGATTGCGTATTCCCATCATGGGCAAGTGCTGGTGGTGCTGGCGGCGCAGCGATTTATGCTGCTGCTGCGAGTGCGATTGACCGCTTCCAACTGTTTGATGGCTGCTCCTTTATTAACGCTGTCCAGTCCACTGGCACGGCGATTACAGATCTGATCTCGTTGCCTGCTTCGGCTGGCGGCATGGTCGTTCTGAAAGGGTGCGTCACCGCAGGGTATACCGGCCTTGGCACGGCTAACGCTGTCGGCCAGACATACATTGATATGCCTGCTCCGAGCAACAGCGCTGGTGGCCTTGCTGTTAACCCGTCGGCCTAATGAGACACCGGCCCTTCGGGGTCGGATCTGAAAGGAACAGAAATGGGTCAGTTTAAGCCGATGGTGAAGATGATGACCACCGAGCCTTCAGTAGAGTTAAAGCTGAAGAAAGGTGGCATGGTCAAAACACCGAAAAAAGTAACTAAGATGATGAATGGCGGTGTCATGGGCGGCTTGGCAGCAATGCCGTCTCCTGGCTCCCGCGGTGGTATGGCACCTGCAATGGCACCACGTCGTCCTTCTATGGCAGCACGTCGTGCGGCGATGATGAATCGCCCCATGATGAAGGAAGGTGGCGAGACCAAAGCAGAGCACGCAGCCGAAATGAAGAAGATGATGGGCACCGAGGCCAAGCTTAAAAAGCATGCTTCTATGCCTGCATCTAAGGCTCACAAGGGCCTAAAAACCGGCGGTGTGGTTATGGGCCAGGGTGGCTACAAAAAGGGCGGCGCAGTGCCCAAGAGTGGCATTCTTCCGGTAGCAGAGTCTGAGCGTGGCGCTAAGTCTTACGTCAAGACCAAGATGGATACAGCGCATGTTGATAAAGCCAAGGGTCCTACTGGCGATGTCAAGATGGGCAAGCCTGGCGGTTACAAAACCGGCGGCGTCGTCATGGGTCAAGGCGGTTACAAGAAAGGTGGTGCCGCAAAAAAGGGCTACGCTACGGGGGGTCTTGTTGATTCAGGCAAACCCGTAGCCTATCCCAAGAAGCCAGCTTCTGCGGCTGTGTCGAATGATCGTCAATCGGGCACCT